CAATAGTCAGATTGGTGGGCGAAGGAATATTATCATCAATGGTGCAATGCAAATTGCTCAGAGAGGCACATCTGCAACTAATGTTGGTTCTACCACATCAGGATTTCATACTCTTGATAGATTTAAACATTTTTCAGATGGTGGTAGTGCAGGAAGGCTTACTATGTCACAATCTACTGTATCAGACCTTCCTGGATTTGTTAATGCTTTAAAATTAGATTGCACTACAGCTGACACTTCTATAGCTGCA